TTTAGACAAAGTGGTTTAGAATCTGGAGGAGAGTATTCTTATGAAAACTTAACCTTTAAATTACTTAGACGAAATGGGTATATTGAGAAATTATTAAAACTAAAAACAACACTTGTAGATAAGAAATTATCTATAACACAATAAAGAACCTTATTTTTTTCCCTATATCAATGTATTTATAGGATAAGAATAAGCATATCTAACAATTAATAAAATGGCAGATTTAAAACCACTTGGTAGTGAAAAACTTAACGGAGATGACAAATTAAAGAGAATTCTCGAGTTAACCTACTACAACAATAACCAATCATCAACTAAAAAATCCGAACTAGTGAAGGAGTCAACTAATGGGGGTGTTTATGGTATCGTTAAAGAAAAAGACGGATACTATGTAAAAAAGGGATTAAACGAAAGTTCTCTTGACTACATTGGTGGTATGTTTATGAAAAATAAAAATAAATTTTCGTCTTATGCTGAGGCATTTAAAAGATTAGACCTTTTAAAGGGTCAAGAAGATTTACAAGAAGCAACAAAATATGTTTTAAAGCAAACAAAACCACAAGAAGAGTCTCCTTTAGCGGAACCTTCTATGGATGCACCTGCAGCACCCGTAGCACCTGACGCTGGTATGGGTGTTCCACCTGCGGCCGAAGAGCCAATGGGGGATGTACCAGCAGAAGAACCGATGGGTGAATTACCTCCATCAGGTGGTGAAGAAATGGGTGGTGAAGGGAAACGCTCAGATTATATGGCGGAAGCTCAGAAATTTGCTGGTAAATTAGGTCAAGAACTAAGAGATTTACAGGATAAAATGGAAAGTGATGACATCAAATACATTTTAAACATGATTATTTCTGCTGTTGATTTGGATAAATTAGACGACGAGGATATCGAGGACATTGCTAAGAAATTCGAAAGAGAGGAAGAAGAGATGGGTGGAGAAGAACCAATTACAGAACCATCTGCAGAAGATGAGGTACCTGCTGAAGAACCAGTAACTGGTGATGAGGACTTAGGTGAAACTATGGATTTATTAAATAGTTTTATAGAATCACCGATTGGTGAGGAAGATACAAACGAATTAGATTTAAGTAAATTTGCTGACATTGAAGCAAGTGAGGGACAATCTTATGAGGACGATGTTCAAGAACTTGATTTAGACGAAATTAAAAACGATATTAATCAAGCAATTAGCGAAAAATTAAGTAAATACTTTAAATAAAATGCATCTTATCTATGTTAATGAAATAGGTTCTGATTATAAAGGACAAAAACAGTACGAATTTATCTTTAGTAAAAGTACTGAAATTGACATGGATGAGTGGTTTATTATACCAGCATCCGCATCCTCACAACCTAAATCACCAGAAATGGAATACGTTGATTTAGTTGGGTTATTAAAAAATACAGACTTACAATTAGAATTAGTTCAAGACTCCGATTATTTCGGAGTTATTGATGCTGTAGATGGGGTGGTTGCGATGGCTTGGGAAAAATTTGATATGGATTCGGATAGTGAAAGGTTAACCTTTAAATTTGGGGAGTCGATTGATAGTGTAACAAAAAAATTAAAAATAAGAAGTTATCTTCTTATAAAAGAGGAAATTAAATTCAAAGAAATATGAAAAGGTCAGAATTAGTTGATAAATTAATCAAAGAAGGTATGTCAGAAAAGACATTAGTAAAATTTACTGATAAACAACTTAACAACTTAGCTGATAGAATGTTAGGAGAACAAGTGACAACTGTACCTGGTAAGCCTTCATATAAAGTTGGTGAAGATGGAGGTTCTTTACCCCCATCACCTAAAGGATATAAGATAACAAAAGATCCGATTGATAAATCAACAATTGCACAACCGGTAGAATCTGAGGTTAAAGAAGAATTAAAAGGAAAACAAAAGAATTTAGACAAAAACCACAATGGTAAAATTGATGGTCAAGATTTTAAAATATTAAGAGGTCAGAAAAAAGAAGTTAAAGAGGGTAAGAAATGTGATAGTTGTGGAGAATCTATAAAGGATTGTAAATGTGACCATACACATATGGATGAATCTAAAGAAATAAAAAAATGGATTAATACATTGGCGGAAGAAAGTTTTCATAGTTTTACATCAAAAAATGAAATTATGGAATTAATCAATGTTAAATTAAACGAATCAGAAGTACATGAGTACGGTCCAAATGTTAAAACTGGACACAATGGTTTACCAGAATTTATGACATATGATGCAATTGTGAGTAATGGACCAAAAATTGCACCGAGTAAACCTAAAGTTGATCCAGGTACAAAACCTAACAAACCTAAAACACCATTTCAACCTGGACCAAAGGTAAACCCTAATCCTAAAGCATTAAGTGAGGACGATTCTAAAATCACTCCAAGTAAACCTAAGCGTGATAACCCTTACTTACCTGACAAACCTAAAACTCCATTCCAACCAAAATCAAAAGTAAATTCTAAATCGTTGGATGAGAACAACCCTAAAATTGCACCGAGTAAACCAAAGGTTAATCCTGGTACTAAACCAAATAAACCTAAAACTCCGTTTCAACCCGGACCTAAAGTTAATCCTAACCCTAAAGCAACAACTAAGGGAGATAAAAAATAATTTACAAATATGAAATTATCTAAGAAAAATTTGTTATCTTTAATTAACGAAAATTTAAAAGAGATGGCAATGGATTTTGACACTCCCGATAGACCAAATCCCGATTTGCAATCTAAATTGGCTTCAGGAGATACACCCTTAAAAAAAATACCTTTTCCTAAAACAGGAAATGAACCTAACCAAAATTTTCAAGAACTTTTGGCTTCTGAGAGATATAGACAAATTGTAAATAATGTTAGACAATATACAAACTATCAAGGTACGTTAAACGGTACTGAAATGGGTCCATTATTAACAATGATGTATACTGCACATAACAACATCATAAGACTTGAAAATACACATAAAGAGGCTTTAGAACAATTGGCAATTGAAATTGTAAAAGAAGAAATGGGTATTGGTGAGGAGGTTGAGTTTGATGCAAAAATCGTTGGTATGAATCAAATCGATACGAGTGATTTCAATAGAGAACAAGGTCCTGAACAAAATCCAGATGAAGTTGATGTTGAAGATGAGGAAGACGATGAGGAAAATAACCAAGAACAACCTCAAGTTAATCCCGAAAATCAAGAAGTTGAAGAAGAATTATATATTGATTTAAAACAATTAGATTTAGAGAGAGCGAAATTAACTTTAATTAATAGTATTATCCAAGGAGCATCAAAAAGAGGTCATTATATGTACCAACTTGTTGGTGAGAAACTTAGAGAAATTACAGGTTCTGATGAATTATATAATGACTACGGAGTGATGATGTCGGTTAACGATGCGAACTATTGGCAATTTAGTCCTGCAATGATTAAAGGGGCTTCTGATAGTGTTGCTGGTAAAGTTAAAACGGAATTTCCTGGTGATGATGAGACAGGTGAAACCGGTGATGAAGGAGAAGAAGGTGGTGAAGAACAAGAAGAACAAAAAGTTAAAGTGATTGCAAGAGGAATTAATTTTCCAGTTTTAATACATGAATTAATTAAAGGTGTTTTTGAAATATTAGGTAGTCACGGACAACCGGGAGAATACACAAATCCACAAGATAGGGCAATGTATCAACAAGCTCAAAAGTTAGAAAGTACATTAGAAAAAGAAATGTGGACATTACTTTTGGGACCTGCAATTTGGGATAGAATTAGAGGACAGTTTCCAGACGAGGTAATTTTGGAAAATGGTAAGCAATTACAGAATTACATGTTAATGCACATCTTCCAACTACCAGCTAAACAGTTCTTAGTTTTAATGAAAGAAGTTGTTAGTAATAGTGAAAACGGAAAACGTTTAATGACAGATTTAATGGCATCAATTCAACAAATGTTTAACCAACAAGATTATGAAGAATCTTTGAATCAATTTAATGATGAATTGGAAACAATGTCAGATGAGACTGAACCGGACGATTTAAAAGATTTTATATTAGGTATACCAGGTATTTCGTTATCAAATGACGATGACGATGATGACGATTTTGACATTTATAAAGAATTGGGGTTAGACAGACCTAAAGATTAATAGAAAGGGAGTTAAACTCCCTTTTTTTGTATTTATATATATGAATTCCAAAATAGAACAACTAAAGGAGTATGCGAAAATTATAAAGGATGCACCATATGCGTTAAAAACATATTTGCAAACCTATGACAATACTCAAAAAAAATATGTTCCATTAGAGTTGTTTCCTGACCAAATTCAATTAATTCAGGATTATGAAAATTATAATGAAAACATAACTAGAAAATATAGACAGGCTGGTGTTACTACGGTAACTGCCGCTTGGATTTCTAAGAAATTACAAACCGCAAAGGAAAATGAACCAGAAAGGGTTCTTCTTATTGCAAACAAACGTGACACTGCGGTGGAAATGGCCAATAAAGTTAGAAATTTTATTGAGCAATGGCCTGAATGGATTAATGTTGGGTTCTCACCCGATAAGAACTCAGAAAGTAGATTTAGATTAAACAATGGGTGTGAGGTTAAGGCGGTAGCAACATCTGCAGATGCCTTACGTGGTTATACACCAACTATACTTGTATTTGATGAGGCGGCTTATATTGAAGCGGGTGAGGATTTTTGGGCGGCATCTATGGCATCCCTATCAACGGGAGGTAAGATTATTCTTATCTCAACACCAAATGGTTATGACCCCATATATTATGGTGTTTATGACCAAGCATTACGTGGAATCAATGATTTCCATATAACAGATTTAAGATGGTTTAAAGACCCTCGTTATACTAAAGATTTACATTGGGTTAAGTGTCAAGACATCTGTCATTATATGTTGAATAGAGAACAATATAATGATGATGAAGTTGTAATGAAGGATTTTAATCCAGAGAATTATAATGAATATATTGAACAAGGATATAAACCGTTCTCTTCTTGGTTTGAATCAATGTCTAAGAAATTTAAATATGATAGACGTAAGATTGCTCAGGAATTGGAATGCGATTTCTTAGGTTCGGGTGATGGTGTTATTCCGGGTGATATTCAAGAGAACATTGCTAAGAATATGATACGTGTACCTAAAGAAAAATATATGCAGGGTACATTTTGGCATTGGAAGGAACCTGTTCAGGGACATCGTTACATTATGGGTGTAGATGTTAGTAGAGGTGATAGTGAAGACTTCTCCTCAATTAATATTATCGACTTTGATGAAAGGGAACAGGTTGCAGAATACATTGGAAAAATACCTCCTGATGATTTGGCTGCAGTTGCATATAAATGGGGTGTTTTGTATGAGGCATATATTGTTATTGATATTACAGGAGGTATGGGTGTTGCAACGTCTAGGAAGTTACAAGAGATGCAATATAAAAATCTATATATCGATGGGATAAACACTCAAAATATATGGGAGTGGAATAAAAAGGCCATGGATAAAATCCCCGGTATAAATTTTAACAATAAAAGAACTCAAATAGTTGCTGCTTTCGAGGAACAATTAAGAAAGGGGTTTTTAGTTAGGTCAAGTAGGTTATTAAATGAACTTAATACGTTTGTTTATATAAATGGTAGACCCGACCACATGAAAGGTGCTCACGATGATGCAATTATGAGTATGTCAATGGCGTTATATGCTGCCGATATGTGTTTCAATCAATTACAAAAGAACGAAAACGCAAATAAAGCAATGTTGGAGTCTTGGACGATGTCAGAAAGATCGTATGAACCCAATAAATCGTTTTATTCTTACGGTACTGCATTTGACCAAATTGGTTCTATGGGGATTGATAATCAAAATTTATATCACCCAAATAATAATATGAATGTATCAAAGGACGCATATAGAGAACATATGTGGTTATTTGGTAAATCAAAATAAGATTCCATTTATCAATAATTTAGTTTATATTGTAAAGAAAAGTATTTATATACATGGCAGAACAGAATCTTACCGTCTTTCAGAGATTAACAAAGGTGTTTGGTTACCCAAATCAAGCAAAACAAAAAAATGTTGCACCACCTTCGTTTAATTTCAACAAAGATGAAATATTAAAAACGGATAGTAGAGAAGAATATGAAAAGGCAATGTTACAAGCTCAACAGAGTCAATACATTGCAGATAAGTGGACTAAATTAGACCAATCACTTTACAATCAATCTGTTTATTACGAACCAAATAGGTTATCAGCATATTACGATTATGAATCTATGGAGTTTACTCCCGAAATATCTGCGGCGTTAGACATTTACGCTGAAGAATCAACAACAATGTCTGAGAAAGGACAAATATTAACAATATTTTCAGATTCAGATAGAGTTAAAAATATATTAGATGATTTATTTAATAACAAATTAGATGTTAACACTAACTTACAAATGTGGACTAGAGGTCTTTGTAAGTATGGTGATGATTTTGTTTATTTAAAAATAGACCCTGAAAAGGGAGTCGTTGGTTGTCAACAGTTACCAAATATTGAAATTGAGAGAATTGAAGGTGCGGCTTCTAAAACACCGAACTCATATACTGATATTAAAGTTCCAACAAGAGAGTTAAGATTTACTTGGAAGAATAAAGATTTAGAATTTCAAGCGTGGGAGATTGCACACTTTAGATTATTAGGTGATGATAGAAAACTTCCTTATGGAACTTCTATGTTAGACAAGATTAGAAGAATTTGGAAACAATTACTTCTTGCGGAAGATGCAATGTTAATTTACAGAACATCTAGAGCACCTGAAAGACGTGTGTTTAAAGTATTCGTTGGTAACATGGACGATAAGGATATTGAACCTTATGTACAACGTGTTGCTAACAAATTTAAAAGAGACCAAGTTTCAGATCCACGTAACGGTAATGTAGACATGAGATATAATCAAATGGCGGTAGACCAAGATTATTTCATTCCTGTTCGTGACCCAGCACAAAGCAATCCAATTGAAACATTGCCGGGAGCACAAAATTTAGGTGAAATTGCCGATATTGAATATATTCAAAAAAAGTTATTAGCCGCATTACGTATCCCAAAGGCATTCTTAGGATTTGAAGAAGTTGTTGGTGAGGGTAAGAGTTTAGCATTAATGGATATTCGTTTTGCGAGAACGATTAATAGAATTCAAAAATCTATTATTCAAGAATTAAATAAAATTGCATTAGTACATTTATATCTTTTAGGTTTAGAAGATGAGTTAGATAATTTTTCTTTATCGTTAACTAATCCTTCAGCACAATCTGATTTATTAAAAATAGAACAGTGGAAAGAAAAGATTACACTTTATAAAGACGCAACATCTGACCAATCACAAGTCGGTATTTTACCAGTATCTCACACGTGGGCTAAAAAGAATATTCTTGGTATGAGTGACTCAGAGGTTATTTTAGATTTACAACAACAAAGACTTGAAAGAGCAATGGGATTTGAATTAACAAATACACAAAACATAATTAAACGTTCTGGTGTATTCGATGATGTGGATTCCAAGTATGGTATTTCTGAAGAAGAAAGACAAAAATTAGAAGCTGAAGGAGCAATGGGTGGTGATGCTGCGGCTGGTGCAGGAGCAATGGATATGGGTGGAGCACCCGCAACCCCTCCATCGGGAGGTGAGGGAGAAGCTCCATTGAGTGAATCTTTTACTAAATCTAAAAAATCAAAGATATTAAGTATGTTGGGGGAAGAAAAAGAAGGAAAAAATGTTTTATTTGATATGGAAAGAGCTCAACAGAATATTTATGAAATAGAAAATAAATTGAACGATATTATAAACGATTAAAAATGAACAAATTCGGGGTTATAAAAACCAAAATGTTGACGAAATTAACTGAATCTTACGCTAAAGAGAATAAGAAAGAAGTTAAAGATTTATTAAACACAATCAAAGAAAACAAAGACTTTAAAGAAATGTATTTGTTTTATGAAGAAATTGAAAACAAATACATTGAAGATAAAGAAACTGCGAAGTTATATGTTGAAGGATTAAATACATATTTTGGTCAACCAATAGGTAATTGGAGTAGTTTAAATATGTTTTGTGAATCTTTAAATACTAAGTTGGGTGAGATTGAAATCGAAACCAAAGAATTATACGAATCTTTAGATATGTTATCAGAAAAAGATTCATTATCAAATATTGAAAAGAAAGTTATTGCAAAAAAGAAATTAGTAGAACATTTAACAACTAAAAAGGAAATCAAAGAATCTAAAGATTCAACTATTGTTCCTAACGAAACATTACTACAAGCGGTATTAGCAAACAATTTTAACGTATTATATTCTAACACATTATCAGAATCACAAAAAGAAGAATTAAAAAATATCTTATCAATTTCTTATGATGATTTAGTAACTAAAAGTAATGAATTACAAGAATCAATTATTAATCAGGTATCTACACTTTTAAGTGAATCAAACGACTCTGATTTAACCACTAAACTAAATAAAGTAAAAGATGAAGTTAGTCAAATGACAACATCTAAGTACAACTACTACAGATTAACAGAATTAAAAAATGGTCTTAACTAAGACCATTTTTTATTTGTTGAACATACACAGCTTTTAAAACTTCTTTTCTTCTAGTAACTGAAGGTTTTTCAAATTGTTGTCTTTCCCTCAATTTTTGAATTTGCTTAGTTTTTTGAACCTTTTGTTTATAGGTTCTAAGTGCACTTTCAATACTTTTTTCTTTTGTTAAATCGATAATAATCATAATATAATAAGTATACTACAAATATATAAAATTATTTTTGGTTTTGTAAGTTTTTTTTCTTATTTTTTAGATAACACCATAAAATAATATATAATAATGAGAAATTAATGAAAACAGGTAAGTATATCCCATTAGGGACTTACAACAATGTAAAAATCGGTTATGGTACCGTAGATTTTAAAAATCTTAAAACCGTTTATTTGAAATTGAATGCGTGGGTACAACCAGAAAATGATACTGAAGATTATAATCAAACCATTTCAAAGACAAGAAGAAAAATAAAAGAATCAATATACAATCTTAAAGATTCAAATTTTAAAGACCAATGTATTGTTGATTTAGATATAAGAACAAAAGGTATTAAGTTAGAAAAAAGGTCATTTATGAACCTTGAAATAACTTTATATGTTGAGAAACAATTTGATGTTAAATCAAAAGAAATTAAAAATACAATTAAAAATTTATTGGTGGATGTTGTTAATGACGGTTTAATTGATAAAAAACTGTTCAATTTTCACAAAAGCAAGAAATAACTTGGTTCTTGATGTATTTATAGTAATAAAATCTATAAATGAAGATATTAGGACCAAAAGAGACAGGGCACGGAATTTTAATAGAGTACGATGCTGGTCACGTTTCACCAGAGGATAACAAACAAATTATTAAAGAGGCAAAGGATATGGACTTTTCACAAGACCTTATCCTTTATGCCGTTTTGCAAAAATACGACACTGCAAATAAGAATGGAAGGATTTATCCTGAAATGTTACTTAAGAGAGAAAACGAGAAATATCAATCACTTATTAAAAAGGGTGGTGCACTTAATGAATTAAACCACCCCTCATCTTCACTTATCGACTTAGATAGAGTATCCCATTCAATTCTTGAAACATGGTGGGATGGTAAAATCCTAATGGGTAAAATTAAATTATTCACTTCTCCAGGTTGGAGAAAGATGGGTATTGTATCTACTAGAGGAGACCAAGCCGCAATGTTAATTATGAACGGAGCAACTTTAGGTATATCTTCTCGTGGTGTTGGTTCACTTAAAAATGTAAAAGGACAAAATATTGTTCAGGAGGACTTCGAGTTAGTGTGTTTTGATTTAGTATCATCACCATCAACTCCAGGTGCGTATGTTTTTGCGGACCAATCTGAAAGAGACCAATATCAAGAGTCTGAAGAGAAAAAACCCCAAGTTGAGGATAGAATGAAAAAATTAATGGGAAATTTAGATACTTTTTTATCTAAATAATAAATTTTATAGGGGTAGTTATATCGAAAAAGAGAATTTTTCATAAAAACGTACTATTTATAAGATAATAAAACAAAATTTCACAATGACTGAAAAATCAATTTTAGAACAAGCGTTACTTCAAGTACAAACACTTGAAGAAGCCGTAAAGCAAAATGCAAAGGGTATACTTGCTTCAACTATGAAACAAGAACTGAATGACTTGCTTAAAGAATCATTGGAAGAAGAGGAAGAAACTGAAAACCCTATGATTGCCGCTGAGCAACCTGAGGACGAAGTTAATCCTGACGAAGAGGCAGATGATATGTCAGACGATGAAGCAACAGCAGATGATGCTGAAGCTGATGATGCTGAAAATGACGCAACAGACCTCGATAACGAAGATCCTATGAAAGGTATCGACTCATTAGACTCAGAAATGGGTGATGATGAATTACCTACAGATTCAGAATCAGAAGACGAAGAAGCATCTATGGATGATTTTTCTGCAGATGATGAAGATGTAATGGACATGACAGGTGCTTCAGATGATGAAGTACTAAAAGTTTTTAAGGCTATGAAACCAGAAGATGGTATTGTAGTTAAAAAAGACGGTAACAATGTCGAAATGTCTACAGGTGATGACGACTATATTATCAAACTTGATGGTGATGATGAATCAGAAATGGAAGCTCCAGCGATGGAACCTGAAATGGACGAAGAAATTATGTACGAAATTGAGTTAGATGAAGAAGACGAAGATTCTGAAGAAATTGAGGTTTCTGAAGAGGAAGAAGAATCTAAAGAAGGAGAGTTTGGCGAAGCTGCAAGAACATATGGAGCTGACGTTAGAGCACCTCAGGGTAAAAAATACAAAGCTGGTCGTCACGAAATGAATGAAGAAGTTGAAAACTTAAAAAAGCAAAATTCTGAGTATAAGAAGGCGTTAATCCTTTTTAAAGAAAAACTTAATGAAGTTGCAGTTTTCAATGCAAACTTAGCATACGCCACTCGTTTATTCACAGAACATTCTACAACAAAACAGGAGAAATTGAATATATTAAAGAGATTTGATTCAGTTTCTACTATGAATGAGGCTAAAAATCTATTCAATACAATAAAAACTGAATTAGGTACAAAAATAACAGTTACCGAATCAGTAGTTGAAAAAATCTCAAACACTCCATCAACATCAACATCTCAAGAAGTGTTATCAGAAGCTAAGGCTTATGAGAATCCACAATTCAAGAGAATGAAAGATTTGATGAGTAAAATAAAATAATAAATAAAAAAACCAAAAACAAATATTCAAAATGGGAGCATTATTAGAATCAGGTATGGTAGGTAACATCGGTCTTAAGCACCTTCGTGTTATCAAAGAAGATACCATCAAAAAATGGGATGACTTAGGCTTTTTAGAAGGTCTTAACGGTCACCAAAAAGATAACATCGCGCAATTGTATGAAAACCAAGCGTCTTACTTAATCAATGAAGCAGCAACAGCTGATGCATCTGGTTCTTTCGAGACTGTAGTTTTCCCAATTATCCGTCGTGTATTCTCTAAATTATTAGCAAACGACATCGTTTCAGTACAAGCAATGAACTTACCAATTGGTAAATTGTTCTTCTTCGTACCTAAAATTCAAGAAAGAAACGCAAGTAACGCACACTATTCTCCTTACGGTATCCCAGGTGGTGCTGGTGGAGCAAGTGCTTCTACTGGTTATACAGGTATTAACTTGTACGATCGTTTCTACGAGAACAGTGATGCAAACGACCAAGGTTTGTTTGATTACTCTAAAGGTGATTTCACTACAGTTTCTTTAACTGGAACATCAATCGTTACTTTCTCTTCAGGTGTTGAGAGCGGTGCTCAAACTTTAGCAACAGGTACTACACACTCATCTGTAATCGTTAAATTAACTGGTTTCTCTAAATTAGGACAAGGCAAATTGGCTGGTCCAGATGGTAACGAAATGGATACAGAAGAATTCTTAGCTTCTTTGACCATTTCTTCTGCACAAGTTCAATCAGGTGCGGCTTTACCATTTACTGTGGTTACACAAAAATATGGTAAAGGTATCGTTGAATACGGTGCTAAATCTGCAGGTACAAATGGTCTTAACTTTAATGACATTTGTGATGAAAATGGTATAATCTTCTTAAACGTAGATTTACAAACTTATTCATCTACATCTGGTTTCAGTGACCACACAGTTGCTGGTTCAACTTTAGTTGGTTCTGATTTCGTAGCAACTTATCGTCAATATGCAACTTTAGAATTTGAAGATGCAATCGGTGAAGTTTCTTTTGATTTAGAATCAGTAACAGTTTCTGTAACTGAAAGAAAATTAAGAGCTAGCTGGTCTCCTGAATTGGCTCAAGACGTTAGTGCATTCCACAACATCGATGCTGAAGCTGAATTAACAGCTTTGTTATCTGAGCA